AGTTTTTGTTTGGTGAAATCTGAGTATAGTTAACCAACGGTGAGTTTGTAAATCCCATACTCACACCTCCTCTTCATCGTCTCCCTTGCCGTTAGAAAGTTCTTCCTCGGCTTCGGGATTTAATGTTAATTCTTTTTCATCCATTATCCTCGCCCTCCTTTTGCTCAAGTTCCGGCAGACCCGCAACGGAAGTCAGCAAAGAGAGAATGCCCGCTAAAGCCGAAGCTGAGAGTACAATCTTCCAATTTACAGATTCTAGCGCTGCCGAAGTTCCGATTGTGGCGATAGCAGTCTGCGCTACGGTTTTAAGGGCGCGGATTCCTGCCGCCTTTAGCCATTCTTTGTTTATGATTTTTGCCATATCACCACTCCTTTCGTTTATTGCGTATATCTATATTAAAGGCACAAAGCCTATTATTTTCTAAAACATTTGAGGGTGGCGGAATTAACCGCCACCACGAAGGGCTTACTTCATTTCGGAAAGGAAACGCTCAAACTTCTTGCGAGTACGCTCGTCAGGAGCTTTCTCCATAAGTTCTTCTATCTCGTCGATGAAGTCCTCTTTCGCGTCATCTCTGCTGTAGCCACGAGCATATGAACCGCGTCTTGCATATGAGCCACGACCATTAGAACGACCGCCTCTGTTTTCCATAGAGTTGTCATAATAATATCTGCCGCCCATATAGTAGCCACTGTGTCCTTCTTCACTTTCAATCATACTAATGGTAGTTTTCAGACTTTTCATTGTGTGAGTGAGCTTATCGAGGTACTCCAAATCGCCAGCACTCAGTTCTCCGCCAGAGCCATTAATCTTCTCGTTTGCATTTTCAAGTTCCTTTGAGACTGTCTCACAAAGGTCATACAGGGTATCTAACTTCTTATCCATACTCTACCTACCTTTCATCTAATTCTGCGAGTGCCAATATACTCAAAGATAATATTAGCGTTCATCACATTGATTGGTTGTGTACTTATATTGCGTACTGAAACACTCTGACAGCCACAAAGACTTGGTACTGCCACGATGATTGAAGCTCCGACATTATCACCTGATACATCTGAAACCAGAGGTACGGTTACTGTCATAATGGAACTCGGATCAGTTTCACCGCCTATAGCTATTGCAAGGCTGATAGGTTCAACTGTTCCTTCGGGTTCTTCAGGCAAGCTAATATTGCCGTGAAACTCCACGTTGTAAAGTGTTTCATAAATACGCCTACAGCCACAACTGCAATTAGACTGAGGAGCATTGTTTGCGAGTAAGAAGATTCCGCTTTCATCTCTATGGAATACAAGTCCTGCGTTGCAAGGAACGGGGGATTCCGTAAAGATTACAGGTGCGGTAGCCTGTACTACTTGTGTAGCATTACTGCTGTATTCTGCTGCCATAGTTATCACCGCCCATCATTAAAATGAGCCGTTGCAACCGCAAGCGTTAGTGCAGCAGTTAGGATTCTGCACCATATAAGCAGGGATAGCACGAGGAGCTACATACTGCTCTACCTCGTTAGCGAGATTTCTCTGACCAAGCTGGATAGCCGCCGTCTGAACATCCTGCGAAGCCTGTCCACGAGCGAACATAAGCTCTGAGCGAAGCTGCGCGATGATGTCATTCTTGCTCTCAATCTTGTCTGAGCAAAGCTGATCCTTGATGCTCTGAATACCGCTATTAAAGGCTGTGAGAAGCGCATTAGTATTCTGAGCGTCGGCGGTTCTTGTTGCACATCCTTCCTGTGCGAGCGTGTACTTTACGTCGGCTGTAGCCGCACGATTCTCGCAACAGCAAGTAGCAAGCTGAGACTGAATAGCATTTAAGCCCTGAGAATTAGCAGTCTGAGCCGCATAACTTCTTTCAAGGTTTGCTATTTCGTTGCCATAGAGCTGCTGTGCAAGTGCGTTCTGTGCACCAAAGACTGAATTGTTCACGCCGTTAAAGCCGTTAGCAAGGTCATATCTCATATCGCCACAGCACTGACAAAGCTGAGTGCTAAGTCCCTGTATGCCGTCACGAATAGAAGTCACATTGCTATTGAGCATCTGGTCGCGGAATCCATCGTTGATGTTCTGGCTGTTGTTGAGCCACGGATAAAGACCAAAGCCGTCTGCTATACCTGCACCCATCATTGCGCCATAACCGCCGCCAAAGCCACCAAAGCCAAAGCCGCCGTTACAGAGTGCGATGAGGAACAGTATGCCAAGCCAACTGTCTCCGCCACCAAAGAGTCCGTTGCCGCCGCCGTAACCACCAGTAGGAGATACGAGCATTGTTGTGTCCATTCCGTTTTCTGTAAGAGCCATAAAGCCCTCCTTTCTCCCCATAACTTTTTGGGGTTGAGCGTTCACATCCGTATGTGTGAACGGTACGTTATATATCAAGGCGGAATTGCCTTAATACCATTAGAAAGGTAAAGACTATAACTCATTGTGAGCCATAGCTTTACACTATAACTCACTTCCTACCAAGCATTGCGTTTACACGCCCTTGAAGCATTGGCGGGATTCTGCCGTTATCGGCTAAGTATTGTACAATTTGTTGTGGAGTTGTAAGCTCCTTTGGGATATTCATTCCCGTAAGATATTGCATAGGGTTCTGCATAAACTGCTGATATAATGCGTTCATATCGGGCTGTTGCTGTCTCCCTACATTCAAAGGATTACTCATTTCCATTCAGCTCCTTTGCTATTTTCTGCATTTCTTCTATTATCGCCTTGTATGGCTCAAATTCTTCTTTGGTCATAAAGGCTGATAAGTCATTATTCTGTTGTGTTTCTTGTGGTTGTTGCTGCGAAGTCTCCACCTCTACAAGCTTAAAGCACTTGAATATGGGTGGTTCTAACTGTGACATTCCCATTGTCTTTGTATAACAATGTGGACTGCTGTCATCAATGAACATCACAGAACTGTTTGGAGCAACCGTCCACGCACGAGCCTGTTGCTCATTTTGAACGTGTACTATGTTGTTGGTTTGCGGTTGCATATATTGCTGCGCAGACTGAAATTGTTGCCCATAAAGGTTGTAATTGTTTGGGATATAACCATAAGCCATTTATTCACCTTCTTTCGTGTAATATAATATTGGAACTACCGAGCCACTATCGAAAGCGTCCCAGTAATCACCGTCAATAACAGCAATTGCATGGCTTCCAGTCCCCACGACATATCTACCGCTTGGGTGATCTTCTGCGAAATTAGCGAGAGAATAACAAGAAGGGCAATCATTAGAACAGATATATCTTTTAAATCCTCTCCGCCTAAGATACGAGTCCCAAACTGCGTTACTATTGCCCCAATCTCCCATATCATAACCTTCAGCACATAGTTCCGTGTAAATCTTTTCCCATGGCTCATTCATTACGGCAGAGATGGCACGAATCACACAATCACCAGCGTAGTAGTTCCCACGAGGGTTTTCATTGAAGTTTACATACATAATACCTCCTTATGTCTTTCTTGCTTGCTCATCGTAAATAGTTGTCAAGTCCCAATCAATAGCATCCCTAACTCTGTAAAGCAGTTCTGCATCTCTCAGTTCCTTATCAACGTCTTTAACGTATTGCAGAACAAAGTCTGCGGCGGCTATCTCCGACATATCCACAAGGTTGCGATAGGAGTCCTCGTATATTACTTTGCTTTTCTTTTCCCACTCAATCCACTCTTTAAGAGCATACTGAATGAGATGAATTTTGTCATCTGGCGACAGCTTATCGTTTGGATGTTCTAATATGTCAAGGTTCAATATATCCACTTGTGGTGGATTATCTGACGTTATCAGTATATGATGATGTTGCGCGGCATACTTTTCCAACTTCAAAAGACCATCAGATTCGTCGTGAAGTTGCTTCTTCTGCCGTTTAGCATCGGCTTCGAGGTCTATGAAGTTGAACAGTTCCGTGAGCTGAGTGTGGATCATCATAGCCCCAACCATGCGGTTTGATAACTTCTTGAATATTTCGTGCATTGGCATATCTCCTTTCATAATTAGAGGCGCAACCAAACCAATGATTGCGCCCATTTTGTCAAAAACGACAGCCACTTTTTGGCTATATACCGTTGTTTCAAATTCAATAAAATTACCTTTTTATTGAATTAAACAGGGTCAGCCGTTGTATAAGTAAAGTTAATGCAAAACGCCTTGCCTGTTTCGTTCGCTCCTGTTTTTAAAACAATATTACCTG